TGATAAGGCTGTAGTCAACATTGCCTGATGCGTTGTTGATTTGAAACCCACGTTGCGAAACAACGGGGCCGGTAAAGGTGGTAGTAGCCATGTGGAACTCCTGTCGTGGCTAGTGTCAGCCGCCCAATGCGGCTGTCAGGGATAACTTACTATACAACAAAAAAGGGCGGCTGAATAGCCGCCCCTTTCCGTATAATTGTTCGCTTATGCGCCCGGTGAACCGAACACAGCGCGTGGGTCGCTATAGCCGAAGCTGTAACGCTCACGAGCCTTAAACCGCATGTTGCCTGAATCGAAATCAGCCTCCATGTTGGTTGAAAGCGGGGTACGCTCAAAGTGCTTGAAGCCGTTTGGAGCGTCAGTCTTGATGAAGAACGCATCAGGGTCTGTCAGGAAGTGGTTAATTGTGTAACCCTCTGGCAGCATACCCATGTTGCGGATCGCGTTCACATCGTTGTCGGCTGTGCCAACGCGGAGTGTGGACTCAAGAAGACGATCAGCTACGAACTGAAGCTGTGGTGGAACAATCAGTTTCATGCCACGAAGAGCAATGATCATGTTCCGCTCATCAACGAATGTTGAGATGTCAATCAAGGCATTCTCAAGTGAGGTCTCGTTGAGGTCAGCAGCTACTGATGGCTCGTTGCGGAATGTGCCACCACCAGCAAGTGGGTGGTCAGTTGCACAAAGCTCTTTGCCGTCACCACCAGAGAAGGTGGCATTGAAGGCATTGTTAAGAGTTGCAGCGGCCTTAACCTGCTTGGTGTGAGCCATTGAACGTGCGAGTGCGCGTGTGTAACGTGCGCCCAGACGGTCATACAGGTTGTCTTCCATTGCTTCTTCAGTCAACGCAAACGCAAGAGCGATTGTCTCATGCGTATAACGTGCTGTGTAAGCCTCTGAGGCGTTGTCAAAATTGACGCCAGCGCCTTCAGCTTTGGTTTGTGCATTTCCAAAACCAACGAGCATCACCTCTTCTTCAAATGCACGATCTGAAGATTCGGTGTCGTAGATTTCAGCATGCTCGGCTTCATAACGATCATATTCGATTCCGAATAGAGCGTTTAGGCCGGGTTCTAGCTCTTTCGCTAGTTGTGCGCGAGAAATAGCCATTATTCAGCCTCCTTATGCCAAGCCAAGTGTGCCACCTGAGAACAGGTGATTGTTGATCATGACGATGACATTTGTGTTGGCTGATGCTACATCGCTGTTCTCTGGATCTGTGGAGATATCAATCGCCTTCAGAGGAAGAGTTGCGGTGGTTGCGCCAGTTGAAACAGCCATTTCCATCCGTGAGATGCCAGAAGCATCATCACCAACAGGTGACTGGTCTACAATGTCAAAGTTACCAAACAGGTCTGCTACTGGCATTGCAGCGTTAGCCTGAATCTCATAGACAGCGTAAGGTGCGTCAATTACTGATGCTTCAGCATCTGATGCAACTGTACCAGCAGTCCATTTGTTTGCCCAGCGGGGTTTACCGTCTGAGTCGGTGTAAGAAACTCCGTTGAAAACACCGAGAATAAGGCCAGAGCCGCCAGCAGCAACACGTTCAATGCCACCACCAGTAACAACCGCTACGAGGTCGCCTTGGTAGATGGTAGTGTTGTAGCCAGATGCAATCCGGTACTTATTCTGCATGTTTTGCAGATCGGAGCCGTTGCCTGAACGCGAAAGGCGCAGGCCAAAAGAAGCGTCTTTGTTCGCCATCTTTCTTTCTCCTAGTTGTCAGCTACTCCCTTCGGCCCACCAAAGGACACCGAGGAGCTACGTTGAGGTTTAAGCTTTGGCATCGCTGCATTGGACTCTCTCATCCAATCACGATCCACTGCTTCCATTTGATTTTGCGTAGTGTTCTGATAATGAGCATTACGCTGATCCGCGATTTCTTCAGGGATTCTAGCAAGAACCAGACCCCCAACGCCAATCACGCCAGCATTTTTACCCTCATCAACGACAGGGGCATCAAAGTCAGGGTAGTCTTCTGCCCTAACAAGTTCCCAACCTTCACGGCGGCGCTTATGAACATTATTACGATCATCGTATTCCATGACTGATTCACGAATCCAACGATGTTTGTAACCAACAGGTGCCTCTGGTGCTTCAAGGGCTGAAGGCGGACGCCAATCTGCAACTCTCGCTTGTTTTTCACGGGTCTGCGAATCCCGGTTTGTGCGATCAGACATTACGCTTTCTTCCTTTCAAGTTTAGCGACCTCTTGAGCATACCGTTCTAGAGGGATTTTCATTTTGTTGGCAAAAGCCACTTGTCCCGGCGTTAATTCCACCGTCTTTTTCCGCCCACTTTTGGTAGCTGACCGTCCATTGGACGCAGGAGTAACGGCTTGGGCGTTTTGCCGTTTATCCTGAAACTTGTGTGGAAACTCCTTGCGCATGCGCCGGTCAATTTCCTGATAATATTCATCACTATTTGGATCAAAGCCTTCATTGATCACAATATGCTCGTGAATGGCCTCTGCGCCTTTTGTCATAACCATATCGTAATTAGGGCTTTTGTCCCCAAACCACGGATTCTTATCAAGCCAATTTAAAAGCTTTCTGTCTGGCTGACGGCGAGGTTGAGCTTGTTGCTGCTGAACTTGCTGTTGCTCAACAGCCGCAGCTTCACCGGCTCGTTCTGAGCGAGATTTTTGAATGCGTAACCGCTCTTTTTCAATGGCAAGACCAGAAATAACCTCTTGTGCTTGAGCCATTTTTTCCATGTCGCCGTTGTCATATGCTTCTTGAAGCATTCTTTTAGCAGCGGCGGCTTGGCTTTCAATACGCGATCCATATTCGTTTATGTAGCCCTTATCCAAATCGGAAAGACGCTTCTTCATCTCTTCGTTCTGTTGCTGGACTTGCTGGGCGTAAGTATAGGCTGCTTCCGCTTCTTCAATAGCCTGCTTACGCTTTGCTGTTAATTGATTGATACGTTTCTTGACGTTTTCACTGTAATTTTCTAAATCGTCAGAATCTGCGCCATTTTCATCTTCCCGTACAATTGTTCGGGTTTCTTCTTTTCCAGAAGACGCAGAAACGTCATCATCAACGACAACAGCGCTGTTGTCATCGTCAAAATCAAAAGATACAGTTTCCTGCTCTTCTGCAATAGCTTCTTGATTTTCATTCATGTTCATAGCTCCCACTATACATAAGAAATGTCGGCTGGGTCAAGTATTGTTGCGATAATGTTGTCATCATTGATAAGTCTTACTTCCAAATTATCAACTTTAAAACGATTACCGGCATATCTTCCCATTAATACCCAAGACTTCTCACGACACCAAGGCCCAGAAGGAAACTTACTAGCATCCATATATGCGTCTGGCCCAACTTTAATCACATAAGCTGCAACAGTCGCAAAGCTTTCACGCTCACGAACTGAGTCAGGAATAATGATTCCCCCAGCAGACTTCTGCTTCATGTAGTAAGGAATTACCAGCAAACGGTAGCCAACAGGCTGTGGCAGGCGTTCAATGGCGGAAAGATCCATCTGTGACGGGTCTTCTGTGTTCTTTTGATTTGGGTCTTCTGTCTTTTCAAAACCCTTTGATATTGCTGCCGGTACAGGACTCGATGCACCGCTCGTTGTTGCCATCCTCTCAGGGACGAATAGTTTTTTAGCCATCTTCTAGCTCTATGCCTTTCATCGCGGATTTTATCAAATCTTCAGAGTAGGTCATTCCGCGTATTTGCCCCACTATGAACCGGTAGTCGTTCCAGTCGCCTACCGAACCATCCGCCAATCGCTGAGTTAAGTCACCCTTGCGCTGGCGTATGTCCTTCAACATATACTCCGCTAATTGTATAGCGTCCATTTACTTCTTCCCAAAAAACTTACTTGCTGCCCGTGTGCCAAAGCTGGCACTAACGATAATCCCCAAAGTGTAACGATAATACTCCGGCATTGCGTCTAACGCAGAAAACCCATCAGTTACAATCTGTCTACCCCACTCTCCGCAGAAGGCTAAAATAAGCGGCACCGAAAATAAAATTGTAAGCCACTCGTCTTTCCAACTTGATGCAGAAGCATCGGCCATTTTGAGATCCCAGTCAATCTCTCCAGTGGCTTTTTTCTCCATAATTACAGCTTCAGCCTTCGCCTTAGCTACTTTCGCGCCAGTCTCTGCTTTTTTTGTTTCGACTTTGCCTTCTAGCCATGTTCCAGCGAGATTAGCAATAGGCCCTATCAGTGCTTGGATCATTTCAGCCTCGTTCTCTGTTCTTCTCTGCTTGCTCTTTTGTTGTTCGGTTGTGCATATCCCACATAATCATCACACTGAAAGCTTTCCCTTTGGCAAGGCATCACAACGCCACCAAATAGGCTTGTAACCCTTCATGTGTATGTGAACAGCTCTACCCATTTCTAAAGCCCTTTCCTCACAGCGCTCATAAGTAACATATGGCCCTCTTTGATCTTCAAGTAAATAACACTCGTCTGGACTAAAAACCATACAAGCCAAAACAAGTGCCTTAAACATCACTTTTTACTCATCCAAGCACTCATGCCCATATACGCACCAACAATTCCAGCGCCACTCAAGTAAAACAAATTACTGATGTCGCCCAGCGCCTTAACACGATCAATATCAACAAAGAACATCGCTAAAGTAAATGCACCCATAGCAATCAGGGTGTAAGTTGCCATTCTTCGCTGCGCCTTTAGCTTCCTAATCTCGGCTTCAGCTTTCATAATTTCTTCAGCTTGCGCTAACTCCTCGTCAGTTACTACGCCATCTCCATCAATGTCGTATTTGTCGTATTCACTCTTTGTTTGGAATTTTTTCGGCAAGGTCATAAACCTTCTCGCTACAAAAGTCGAAAACGTCTGACACGCATGACAGCACCCACCCCACGAGGGACAGCGCCGCCTTCGCGCATTTTAAACCCATATTGACCAGTTTTGTGATCATAAGTGTATCCTTTCTTACCGGCCTTAATAGCCTCTTTGATTATATCCTGTTGTTCCTTGCTCAGACCAAGCATTAGATCTTTTAGCGGCGGTGTTTCTTTCTTACCAGACATTAAAAGACTCCTTGAAACCGCTGCGGCCTAGCGATACTGGAAAAACGACTAATTACTTTTTTTGGACTTCTTTTTAAAGAAGCCTTTTGAAGCTGCTGGCTTTGCCTTGACTGGGCCGCTGTCGATGATGACGGGCTGTTCGATGACCTTGGCCTCGACAGGCTTTGGCGCGACAATGACTGGGTCCTCTTGCTTGTTACGGGCATTTCTACGCTCCACTTTTTTAGCCTTTTCTACCTCGGCTACTTTTCGGTTAATTGAACTGGCGCTCATTGCATTTTACTCCGTAGGTTTGCCGCAGCGATCTCACGCTGGGTCTGAATACGTTCTTCGGCAACACGAACCTTGTCCGAGTTTGCCTCTTCTTGAAGATCAATCCTCTGCTGGTTCAAGAGAATGTCATTACGCTCCTTCTCTCTTTCCAGATTTTGCTTTTCTTCAAACTGCCGCGCTTTTTCTTGTATTTCTGCGCCGCGAAGAGATAGCTCCTGCTGTCTGATTGCTACCAACGGATCAGATTGGTCAGCAGGAGCAACTGCTTGTGCATATTGTTCAGTTAACTCGCCCGCCAATTCGGCTGCGCGGCTTTCAACTTCTGCCTGAACTTGCTGCATCATTTGTGGATTCTGTTGCATCATCATCTGAGCTTCTGGTGTTAGCTCTGACATAACTTCTTGCTGTGCCTGCGCCTCTGCCATCATACCAATATGCTCAGAGATGTGACCCTGAAGCGTCATGATGATATTCGCATTAGCCTGCGCCGCAGGGGTCGAAAGCATAGCCAAGTGAGCCTCAATATGGGCTGGATGATTTTGCTGTGGGAACGCCTGCAAACGCTGGTTGCGTAAAGCCTCCTGATTTTCCTTTGCAGGGTTCATTGGCTGCGGCTGTGGTGGCGCTGGCAAGATCGTGTCAATGTTTGTAACCCCAAGAGCCTCATACATCTTGCGGTAAGCCTGATATAAGCCTTGCGGCCCACCATGAATATCTGGATTAGACTGCACAAGCTGCAATTGTGTCTGTGCCAAAGCGATACGCTGTGACATGGAGAAGATGTTCGGGTCAGACACAGGCAATACGTCAATGCGATCGTCAAAATCAGCCTGTTTTACCTGTGGCGGCGCACCGGGAACCGCATATGGGTATGCAGGTGCCATGTAACGCGCAAACACATTCGCCAAAAGCTTGAATTCTACCTTCTGCGAGTAATGAAGACGCTTATGAATGGCGCTCATAACCTTCGTGCCGCGCTCCATGATAGCCATAGTCGTGCCAACAGGATTTTCACCACTCATTTCGCCAACTTTAGCATCAGCCATAGACGCAAAACGGCGACCAGACTCAATCAATGACCCCAGAAGGCTGTATAGCGTCTGTGAAGGCTCTTTAAATGGCAATGTCATGACTGACTGACGGATATCCATGCCAGCGGCGTCAATATCACGGAATTCACCGGGCTGTAGAGGCTCGTCCTCGTCCCTAATACGCGCACCACGGGCTTTAAAGCCTGCCGGTAGGTTAGACAGCGTTCCAGCGTCAATAAGCTGCCGTAGGATGCTTGTAGAGGCTTGTGACAGCCCTCCAATCATGTGGGTAAGGCCAAAGCCGTAGAAACCCAAGCCGGGAAGGAACTTGTAATGCACAAAATACTGCTTCTGACGCATCAGAGGGTCTTGAGCGTCATAGTTGCGCCGTACAGACAAAACTTCACCGCTAGACTCTACAATTGTCACAATATACGGAAGCTTCAGGCCGCTAGGCTCCCCATCTTCACGCACATCTTCAAAGCCGGGAAGATCAATAGATGTGTGAACTTCGTAAAGCGTCACTTCTTCAGAGCCAGAGCCGGACAAATGTACGCCTTGTGCCTTGTCGATAGACTCCTGAACCTCACTATAGTCATCTGAGTCCATGCTGCCATCAAGATCAATATCACGATAGAAGCCAGAGATCTGAAGCTTCAGAACCTCGTTCTTGTCCATACGAATGACATGAGTGATACGCGGTGATGTAATCAGGTCTGTCGCACCATAAGGAACAACCAGATCTTCAGCATGAACAAACTTGCTAACTGCACGTTGCAGAAGTGGATCAAAGTAAACTTTGCGGAAAGTCGAGCCAATGATCGGTAAATAGAAAAGCATCTGATCTGTTTCAGGATCATACTCTTCCATTTCGTAAGTGATCATGTAATTCATGTAATCTTTGATGCGCTGCGCCTGCTGCGACATCTCAGGTGTATCCATGCCAATAACCTGTGTACGAACAGGGCCACCGGCAGGCAGCATCTCACGATAAGCTTGCGCTTGGAACTGTGTGACAGACTCAGCAAGAAGCGGATGCACAACGCCAGAAGCCCCCTCAAATGGCTGGGTGCGCTCCTCGTAATTCATGCCAAGCAATTCAATGCCGCGCTTGTAAGTATCTTCCCACTGCTGGCGTGACGACATATCGTCTTCAATCTCTCCCACGAGATCAGAAGATATAGACATCAGGTCTGAGTCATCCACAAACTCAGCAAGGTTGGCGTCAAACGGAATATCTTCAGCCGCCATCGGCTCGTCATCCATCAACTCACCAACTATGGCAGAACCGTCTTCCATTTCCATAATGCCGGGTTGGGCTGGAAATTCTATAACATCAATCTCAGCCTGTTCTTGCGGGGCTATCGCATCACCCCCAGAACCCAATCCTTTTTCAACAGCCATTTTTATTCCTTTCCGCCCTCAATAACGACAAGCGTTGGCTTCTGCGCTACAGGCTCTGGAATACCAGCGCCAGATAATCCTTGCTGCTGTGCAATAGCAGCTTCCCTTCTAAGTGAAGCCTTCGCCATATCATCAAGATCATCAGGAATACCTAATGACCTATCTCTGGCT